GCCCAGGGTAAATCGAAAGTAACACGTAGCTCTATCGCACCGGAGCTGAGCGTAAAGAACGCACGCCGTTTCGTTGAGCTGATGGCTCAGGCCACGATCAGTGATGAAGGTGTCTTCACTCTTGAAGGGACTGCCCTGGCCGAGGCGCTGTCGATTATTGACGAACATAAAGCCATTGCTGAAGCACGTGAACTCTATCGCTTGTCACAACCAGTACCGACAACAGAAATTCGCGGACGATCTCTGTATGTGATGCCCGATGGCAAGGAAATTGGTCGGGCCTCACTGTATCGCGGTAAAACCGTTTGGCTGGACATGGATGACAAAACCATTGTCGCCAGCCAGTCAAAGGCTGTGGCCCACTTCGTCAAGCAACACAAATTGCAGCAGGAGCAAAATCATGACAGCCAATAAACCAATGACCGGCGAACAGCTGGATGAACTGATGACTATTGCTGTCAACATGCAACGAGACAGTGAAAAGGTGAGTGACCGCCCTGCTGCTATGTTCGCTTATGCAGTGCAGGTAGCTGTTCTGGAACTGCGTAAGGTTCGAAATGATGCTGCTGCGCTGGCTGCGGAGATTGCGGGTCTGAAAGCTGCGATTGGTGCAACTATCAGATGGCAGCAATCAACCGATCCTGAGAACGTCGAAAGCGTCAGAATGCTGGTCGATATTAAAGCCCCGGCAACGGACGCTTTCCTGGCTGAAGTGCGGGCGCAGGGTGTGGATATAGCTATCGAGCACCTGATTAACAAATTCGAAGGCGCAGGGCGCATTGGCGTTCCCGTAATGGCTCTGGAGTGGTTGGCGAAGGAGCTTCGCAAAGGAGTGCAGCTATGAAACTAAAAATGCACACGCCGGACGGCTCAGTGATTGTTGAAAGTAACTTGGTAACGCAGTTCTACCCCGATTTTGAAAGCGGCGGCGAGCTGACCATCATCGAAACGGTATCGTCTACTGGTGAAAAATTATGTGTGAAGGTGAAGCACTCTTTTTATCAGGTGACAAGCGCACTGGCTACAGCCTGGAGCGTTGACGAAAAGAAAGCAGAAGGAACCGCAAAATGAGCACTCAAATAAAACCTTGCCCGTTCTGCGGGAGCGAAAACGTAGAGGCGTTCGCGCAGTACGAAGAGGATTGCCCTTACCAGTCGGCAATTGTTCGCTGCCATTCTTGCGACGCGCAGTCTGCTCAGATGGTTGGTGCTAACAAAATCAAAATGGCTATTGATGCATGGAACAAACGTGTCGGGGAGGCAGCCCAATGAGCAACATCGACAAACAGGCGCTGCGTGAAGCGGCGGAGAAGGCGACGCCTGGTTTATGGGTATACCTGCCGAAAAATACCAGCATTGAATATGACTATGGTAGCGATGATTCGCAGGGCTCAATTACTTACATGGATAGCGGTGATTTCACGCAAAAGCAGACTGACCTGAATGGAGCTTTCATCGCCGCAGCAAACCCAGCAACCGTGCTGGCGCTGCTGGATGAGCTGGAAGCCAAAGATAAGCAGATTGCTGAGTTGGAGGCACCAGCGCCTGAATTGAAAATGGCGCACCTCATAAACAAATTCTACGAACGCTATCCGCTGACACAATTCAAAAGCGATACGGAGCGTAGTGCGGCGCTGGGTTATTTCATGGCTGGTGCCGAACTGCAGTGCTTCGGTGAATTTATCAATTACGCCGAACTGATGGGAGATGAGTAATGGAATTCACCAAAGAGCAGCTAATCGAGCACATTAATTGCAGAAAGGAGTTTGCGGATGAATGCGCAGCTGATTCGACTTTACATCCGGAACGCAGAGAGTATTACGAATTAACAGCGGAAGCCCTGCGTATCGCGCTGGCATCGCTCGAAGCGGAGGCTGTTGGCTACGTCGACGCTGAATACGCTGAACTGCTCAGGTCAGGGCATATCGAATCATGTTCGGTGTATGCCGAACCGGGAGAAGGATGCTGTCCTGTTTACACCTCCCCGCCAGCGCCGGTATCTGTGCCTAAAGATATTCCCGACAGCGTTTATGATGTCCTCTGTCAGGCATGTGGCGGCGGAGAAAAGGCTTGCGATTTTGCGGATGAACTTTGGAATGCCTGCCGCGCCGCCATGCTTCAGGGTGCCGAAAACGCCGAGTCGCCCACCACCATGCAGACCGCGCCAGCTCTGGATTCTTCGCCAAAAATTGCCGAGTCGCCCAGCAGCAACTCTCCCGTAATTCCGGATGGCTGGAAACTGGTGCCGGTTGAGTTGACCGGGGCAATGACCAACGCAATGACAGATGCGATCCTTGATGACCTGCATAACGTCGATGTATGGCGCAGTGTACTCGCAGCAGCACCGCAGCAGGAGGTGAAGCCGTGAGCAAACCAGAAGCGCTGAAATACGCAACGATAATTGGCTTTGGGTTAGCTGCTGGCCTTCACCTTTACGTAGCCTGGGCATCTCTGCTAGAGCTTGCCTGGGTTGCAGTTAAGGGGGTGTTTAATCATGGCTAACCTGCAACTTGCTGTTAACGGTGAATACTTCGACCAGATGAAGTCCGGAGAGAAAACCGAAGAGTATCGTCTGGTAAATCCGTACTGGTGTCGCAGGCTATCTCATGGTCATAACCAGCAATTACCTTGACGCTTCGACCGCCTGATTATCACACGCGGCTATCCGAGGCGCGACGACGCGAACAAGCGTATCGACGTTCCGTATGCTGGTTACGAAGTGAAGGTGATAACACATCCGCACTTCGGTCCCGACCCGGTCAAGGTCTTCGCTATTAAGGTGAATATCGATGCCTAACCCATTCGACGTGATTATGTTCGTGCTGCTGGCAATCGGCGCACTTCAGCAAATGGGGTGGCTGCCATGGTGAGCAAACTCAAACAGCGGCGCATGCGCCGCCTTAAAGCCGATGTAGCCTGGTGGCGCGAGGAGGCAGAGGATTGCCGCTCCCGCCTGCTGGAACTGGCCGGAGAAGTAGACAGACTGAAGAAGCTGGTTATCCGCGTGCCGATGCCGGTGCTCATGCCAAAGGAAATGGTCCACCAGCTCTATTACACCGAAACAAATAGATGTCGTACCTGCAATGATGGGCTCCGTGGTGGTTGCTCATCTTGCATTTTCTATAAAAGATAGCCGGGTGCAGCCGGTTAAGTGGGGAGCTATACGATGAGTGGACAAAGCCAACGTTTTCTTACCCCTGATGACCTCTATCAGCTTACTGGTTATCGTCGCCCTTCCCTTCAGTGCCGAGCGCTGAAAGAAAGCGGTGTATTTTTCGTGCCACGAAAAGACGGCAGGCCAGGAACTACATGGGATCATGTAACTAATCCTGCAGGCCTAAAGTTGGTAGTGAACAATCCAGAGGAAGAAGAACCAAACTTTAAGGACATGTAATGCCCAGAATCCGCAAAAACCCAGATGATAACTGGATGCCGCCCCGCGTTCGCAGGGGAAAATCAGCATATGAGTTCAGAACGCCTGACGGGAGAACAGTGAGATTGTGCAACCACGATCTCTCTAAGTCTCAGGTTTGGGCCGCCTATGAAAACTTCATCAACGATATCAAGGTAGGTTCAAACTTCCATGCTTTATGCGAAGAGTTTTTTAACTCTGGTGACTTCCATGAGTTGGCAACAGAAACCAGAAAGGATTACCGGAAATATGGTTCAAAGGTAAATGTCGTTTTCGGCAAAATGAAACCAGAGAACATCAAGCCGGAGCACATCAGAAAGTATATGGATAAGAGAGGGGTTAAGAGTAGGGTTCAGGCGAACCGAGAGAAAGCTTTCATGTCGAGGGTGTTCAGGTGGGCATATGAGCGTGGCAAAGTGAAGATGAATCCATGCCAAGGGGTAAAGCAATTTAAGGAGCAAGCGCGCACGCGTTACGTCACGGACAAAGAATATGATGCACTATTCAGCGTTTCGTCAGTGCCGGTGAAGATTGCCATGGAGTTGGCCTATTTATGCTGCGCACGTCAGGGTGACATCCTGGACCTTAAAAAGAGTCAGATACTTGATGAAGGTATTCTAATTCAGCAAAGCAAGACTGCAGTGAGTCAGATTAAAGCCTGGACAGTACGCCTATCGAATGCGATCACCATGGCAGATTCACTTCCGTTGAATAGCGGCATGGTTAGTCTTTACGTAATCCACCAGCAGTCTGGTTCTCGTTATACACGTGATGCTTTTAATGCTCAGTGGATGAAGGCTAAAAAGGTTGCTGCTGAAAAATTTCCTGAGCTCGAATTCAATTTCACATTCCACGATCTAAAGGCCAAGGGGATATCTGATCTTGAGGGAACTCTTCAGGAGAAGCAGGAAATTTCAGGTCATAAAAACGCATCTCAAACGGCGAGATATAACCGAAAAATTTCTGTTGTGCCGGTGGTTGGGGGGCAGTAATGCCCTCTTTCTGTGGCGAAGTCCAATGGCGAAATAATGGCGAATGGCGAAAAACAGGCAATAAAAAACCACCTTTCGGTGGTTTATACGACACTGCTTATCATTGATTTTATTCTACTTTTCCCATGGTAGCCGGAGTGGGACTTGAACCCACACAGCGCGAACGCCGAGGGATTTTAAATCCCTTGTGTCTACCGATTCCACCATCCGGCCAGGGAAGAAAGTGGAGGCGCGTTCCGGAGTCGAACCGGACTAGACGGATTTGCAATCCGCTACATAACCGCTTTGCTAACGCGCCTTAAATCTTTTGTCTTTCGACTGACACCCGCTATTGCGACTGTCTTAAATTTGGAGCGGGAAACGAGACTCGAACTCGCGACCCCGACCTTGGCAAGGTCGTGCTCTACCAACTGAGCTATTCCCGCATGTCATCAAGTAAACGTCTAAACACTTGATTTCACTATCGTCCGGCTTGCTGTGCCGCCGTTCGATGCGTTGCATTCTACTGATATGACGTTATGAGTCAACGTTATTTTTTGCATCCCCGGATCGTTTGCTGAAAATTACGGCGAAACGA